CGGCTTTAGCTCAGTACAAGCTAGTGAGAACCAGTTAGCCGATAAGCTAATGGAGCGCAAAGAAGAACAAATGCGCAAGCTAGGCGCAAGAATGGTAGAGAATACAGGCAATAAAACAGCCACTCAAAGCCGTATAGATGCTACTGGCGAGAGTTCAATTCTGTCTACTATTGCTGATAATGTTAGTGACGGGATACAAACCTGCATAGTATGGTGTGGTCAGTTTATGGGAGTAGATGCAGAGGAAGCTACCTATACACTTAATAAGAAATTCTTTGATGATGACGCTAACCCGCAATTAATGATGGCGGCTATCCAGTTAAATGACCGTGGCGTGATTGGTAAGTCAGACTTACAAGATATGGCTCGCTCACAGGGTATCGTGAAGCCTGAGCGCAGCAATGAAGATATAGATGGTGAAGTTGAGGTTGTTGCGCCCATCTAATGGCTAGTGATGACCTAATAAACGCAGCTACACGCCACCAAGTATTCGTACAGAGGTACGCTGGCGGCTTATCTAATGCTTATCTAAAATCTCTAAAGAAAACCTATGCCGAGGTTCTAGCTCGGTTAATGGAAGATGAGCTAACAGATATAGCAGCGGCAAGGCTTACTCAGGTGCGGCTCGATATGGAGCAGTTACTCAATGATGGTTACGATGTAGCTAAAAGCCAATTTATGCTTAATCTTAATGAGTTCGCTAATGCCGAGGCTGACTTCACAGCTCAATTACTCACTGCTGGAAGCAATGTAGAGTTTAGCGCAGCATTACCTGCACCGATACAGATACAGACCGCCCTTTCTTTAAAGACATTCACTCCAGATAACGGTAAGACTCTAGTCAATATAGAGGAAGCCTTAACTAATTTCGGTGCTAAGAAAGCAGATCAGGTGCGACAAGTAGTCAGAGATGGCTTTTTACTAGGTGATACTAACGTACAAATAGCCAGTAAGATAAGCGATGTTGAGAAAATAACTCGCTCTCAGGCAGATTCGCTCGCTAGGACAATGACTAACCACGCCTCAGGCGTTGCTAGGTCAGAGACTTATAAAGCTAACAGCGATGTTTTAGACGGCTACGAATGGGTAGCAGTATTAGATAGTAGCACTACGCTCACTTGCTCAGGTCGTGACGGTAAAATATATGAGTTATCGGCAGATAGCCCGCAGCCCCCAGCTCACTTTAACTGTAGATCAACTACCGTACCAGTAGTAGACCCTAGATATGCCTCAAAGAGAAAGGTAGCACCACTACGACCAAGCGAAACAGGCAGGGTAAAGGCGAGCACTTCTTACGGTGACTGGCTAAAGAAACAGCCCGCATCATTTCAAGATGAATACTTTAGTAAATTTAAAGACGGCAAGATTAAAGCTGACCTATTCAGAAAGGGTGGTTTAGACATAGGAAGGTTTACCGATGTTCGCGGAGCAGAGTACAGTTTAGACCAATTAAAAGCATTAAACCCATTAGCATTTGACGTTATAGATTCTTAGTGGTATATAGAACAAACCGCTATAGGGTAGCGGCATTACTATAACTAGGGGTTATAAATGACTATTCAATATAAGGTGAGTGCAGAAAATTTCGATTCGTTAGAAGATTCACAGAAAGTCTTATATTCGCAGGGCGAAGATGGCTACACTTTGAATGTGGAAGGCGTACCGAAAGAAGACGTAACTGGTTTGAAACGTAAGATTGACGAATTGCTAACCGAAAAGAAAACGGTACAGCAAAAGGCTCTCGAAGCGGAAGAGCTAGCGAAGATTGAAACGGCTGAAAAGCTAAAAAAGGCAAACGATTATGAGCAGCTATACAACAGCTCTGAATCAGAACGCCAAAAGGCGGCTGATGAGTTAGCAACTTTAAAGGCTAATTTACAGCAGCAACAGGTAGCAAGCCAAGCAAGTAAGGTCGCAAGTCAACTGACTAAAGATACTGCTAGAGCTAAGTTGCTATCTGAGCAAATATCCTCTCGTTTATCGTTGGTAGATGGTGAGGTAAGGGTTTTGGACGCTAACGGCAACTTAACCGTTAGTAGTGTTGAAGAATTGACTCAATCAATTAAGGCGGAATACCCGTTTTTAGTTGACGGGTCACAAGCTGCTGGGGGTGGCGCAACAGGTGGAAACAGCGGGGCTGGGGATACCAAAACAGTAAGTCGTACAGACTTTGATGCTATGGACGATTACGGTCGTCAAAAGTTTTTTAAAGCTGGCGGCAAAATTATTTAATTATTTTTTTGGAGAACCATTCTAATGGCTAATGTACTAACAAACTTGGCAGCCGATATTTATACTGCCGCAGATACCGTAGGTCGTGAGGCTGTCGGGTTTATTCCTTCTGTAACTATGAACGCAGAAGCAACTCGCGCAGCTAAAGGCGATACTATTCGTGCCGCATTCACTCAAGCTGCTACTGTAAACAACATTTCTGAGCACATGACCATTCCGCAAGGCGATGATCAAACTGTAGACAATGCTGTTATGACTTTAAGTAAGTCACGCGCAGTTCAGATTCCTTACACTGGCGAAGATGTTCTACATTTACGCAATGGCGCTGGCTATGACACTGTTTACGGTGATCAAATCGCTCAAGCTATGCGCGCTCTTACTAACGAGATGGAAGCTGACTTGTTTAATGCTGCCGCTTCTGGCGCTCGTTACGCTTCTAGTGCTGTAGGTACTTCACCTTTTGCTTTTTCTGCATCACTTTCTGGCTTATCTGCCGTAGGCGATGCTCGTAAGCAGCTTATCGATAGTGGCTGCCCGATGGACGATGTTTCACTTGTCTTGAACACTGCACAAGGCGCGGCATTCCGTCAGGTTCCTTCATTGTTGAACGTAAACCAAGCTGGCTCTGATGCTCTACAGCGTCAAGGCGTTTTGCTTGATGTTTATGGCGTAGCTGTTCGTGAGTCTAGCAAGTCTGCTAACCACACTATCGGTACTTTAGGTGGTACTCCACTTACTGACGTAACAGACGCTGTTGGTTCTACTAGTATCGCTGTTAACGGCTCAACTGGTACAGTAGTTGCTGGTGACGTTGTTCAGTTCGGCGGTGCAGGTCAGAAGTATGTAGCTCAATCAGGCTTTGACGGCACTGGTGATATTACGCTTAACGGTTCTGGCTTATCAGACGCTGTTAATAATGATACTGCTGTTGCAATCGAAGCCGCTCACTCTAAGCAGGTTATGTTCCATCGCTCTGCTATTGAGTTAGCTATGCGCGCTCCTGCTTTACCAAATGGCGGTGACGCTGCTGATGACGCTATCGTTATCCAAGACCCACACTCAGGTATTGTTTTCGAGATTCGTACTTATCGCGGATACCGTAAGTCAATGATTGAAGTGGCGGCTACTTGGGGCGTTAAAGCATGGAAAGGTGATTTTATCCAACAGATCGTTGCTCCATTAGGCTAGTATTTTTGTAGTGTTTTTGGGCGGCTTACTTGGGTTTCTCTCCCTTTTCCCTTGTAGGTCGTCCATTTTTTTAAGGTGGTGAAATGGCTTTAACAGTAGAAACAGGACAGCAATCAACGACTGCTAACAGTTATGTTACTGTCGCTGGTTACGATGCTTACCTAAACGCTAGATATATTGGCAGAACAGATATTAGTGACGCTCAAGCAGAAGCGTATATACTGCGAGCGATGGATTATTTTGAACAATTAGAATTTATAGGTATTAAGGCTACGGAGCTACAGGCGTTACAGTTCCCTAGAGCTTATATCAGCATAGATGGTTATGGAGTAGACAGCGATGAGATTCCTAAACAGGTAGTAACCGCAATATACGAAATAGCCTATGGTTTCGAGCAAGGTTTCGGAATTAACGACCCTATCGGTAGGGAAGTATCTAAGGAGTCTGTAGGCTCTTTATCAGTAGAGTACAAAGGCTCAAGCGCTGACCGTACTTTGCTCCCTGCGGCTTCTCAGGCGCTTAGAAAGCTAATTAAAAGCCCAGTATCGGTGGTTAGAGTTTAATGGCATACAATTACACGCCATTACAAAAAACGGCAACCGACTTAATAACTAAGTTTGGGCAGGCTGTTACATTTACTAAAACGTCAGATACTACTTATAACCCCATTGACGGAACATTCGGCAGCTCAAGCACCAGCACATATACTGCACAGCTAGTTATGCTCGATAAACCTATAACCGAAGAGGGCGCGTCAAGTATTACAGGCGTTACTAAAAGCGCATTACAGGAAGTTGAGCAGGAAGCGTTATGTTCATCTACTACTGAGCCAGTTATAGGTGATGCCGCAGAGGTTAATGGTAGAAATTATAGAGTCACTGCTGTAAAAAGAAACCAGCCAGCATCTACCATTGTTTTTTATGAAATACGGTTAGCTAGTTAGATGAAGAAGGCTCGCTGGGGCGACAGCCAAGTTAAGAAGGGCAGTATAAACGCTGTAATGGATCATCTAGAGAAAAAGATGGACTTACACGCTAGAGGACTGCTGTTTAGTATCTTTGCCGATACGATTAAAGCAACACCCAGAAAGACTGGTAGGTTAGCTAATAACTGGATGACTAGCATAGGCGCAGTAGATACTAGCGTTAGAAGTAAAGGCGGCAGTCAGTCGGTTAATAATGTTACAGAAATGCTGAATAAAAAATTTGAGCTAGGCGATACGGTATACTTCTCAAATAACTTGCCGTATGCGATGGCTATAGAGTTTGGGCATAGTAAGAAACAAGCGCCAAAGGGTATGCTTAGAATATCTGTTAGGAATAATGTATGACCGTTGACTATCAACTAATAACTCAGGACGCTACAGGTAATATATTTAATATAGACGCTGGCTCTATTACTGACGGTGCTGCGCCTGATACTTCAAGACCTTTTAGGAATATAAGAATAGCTTTCGAGAGTCAATTTAACACAGCCGCACAAGGTTTAGGAATTAGCGATAAAGCGTTTGAGAATGTAAATTTTAATTTAGCTGCTGTTTCAAAAGCCACTGCGGTATCTGAGTTTTTGAGGGGTACGCTTCTACCTGCTGATACAAGGGTAGGCAGTTTAGGCGCTACTGGTAGAGATGTTAATACTGGTATATTCCAGATAGACTACTATAACAAGGTTGGAGTTGGTGGTTATAGTGAAAAAATAGATGGCATTGCAAATTACTTTACAAGAAGTTCAAAGTTCATAAGTAATGGGACAACTGTTATTATAGATAACGTATCTTTAGGCGTTGGGCGCAGAGAAGATGCTTTTTTTGTTAGAAATATAGACGTATCTTATACTGCGGTCACACCCGCTAGGAGTTAAAAATGGCTTTACCTGCTACGGGTCAAATGCAGACCCTTTCA